ACTCGTCGTTTGGCACGTGCCATCGATAAGTCAATCCTACGTGGTACAGGCGCGTTGACAGGCTTTACAGCTTCTCCAACTAACGCTATCTCCGCAGGTACAGGTTACGCATCTGTTATCGAAGGTATCACAAACCTCGCATCTGACGCATCACTTTCTGTTGCAACAGGTTCAGGTAATGATAAAGCTGATCCATCTGATATCGCAGCAGCTCGTACTTCACTTGGTAAGTATGGTTTGCAGCTTGGTAACGACCTTGTATTTATTACCTCAATCGAAGGTTACAACAACCTTGTAACAACTTCTGACTTCCAGACAGTTGACAAGTTTGGTCCTAACGCAACCTACCTCACAGGTTCAGTTGGCGCCGTTTACGGTATTCCGATTGCTATCTCTGAGTTCATGGATAACGTTGGTTCAACTGGTAACCATCTTGGCGCGCTTGTCTACAAGCCAGGCTTCATGATTGCAGAACGTCGTGGTATTGAGATTGAGAGCGAGTATGAGCCACGCCAGCAGGTCACAGCAATGTACATGAGTACACGTTTTGACTTTAAAGCCCTCACAACTAATAGCTCTGCAGCACTTGATTCAAGCAAGTACAGCTACGCAGTCGTAATTGACGCTGGTTAATAACTAATTAGTTATAAATCACTGAACTACACTGGGGGAGGCGGTCAACGCCTCCCTTAAGTCTTTAAGGAGAGAGAAATGGAAGAAATTAAAGGAATGTCAGACGCAGAAGCGCGTCGGTGGTTACAGAAACATGGTTATGGTGTTGGAGATATTGAAATGATCGTTGCAGGTGAAGACCCTACAGCAGATGATGTACCACCACCACCACCGGTTGTAGCTAAACCAGCACCTAAGCCAGTTAAAAAAGCTGAAGCTAAACCTGTTAAAGTCGCTGTTAAAGTAGCACCTAAAACAGGCATGTAAGGAAATAAAAAAATGGTAGATCGTTTTGAAGAAGGACTAGGAAAATATCCCTATGTTACTTTAGCGCAGGTTAAAGATTATCTTAGTATCTCATCTAGTACTCAAGATGCTAGATTATCAAATATTATAAGCTATGCAACAGGAGTTGTTGAACATTATATTGGGCATGCCATCTTAGCTAACGATTATGTAGAGGTTTTTGATGGGGGCAAGACTTCTGTTATGTTATCACGCATACCTCTCAATAATGTTTATCAAGTTACCGAGTTTAATGGAGTTGATCATGTAGTATTAGCAGATCCAACTACTATCGGCACACCTGTTACTACTAGCACAAACGATCTACCCCTTTCATTTAAAAATGACGCTCATATTAATTCTAGAATTAAAAAATTCGGTAAATCCTCATTAGAGCTTAACATCGATGACTTTGTCTCTTCTGCGACTGTGCCTGAACAATTAAAATTTGAAGAGGGTGATTTTACCATTGAGATGTTTATCAGAGTTGATGAAGAGACTATACAAGATAATGTGATATTTTCAATTAATACAGACTCATCAAATTATATGCAGTTACGATTATCAAATGCAAATTGTTTAGCATTTGAATCAAATATTTCTGGAGCAGCAAATGTTGTGACAGCTCCTAACGTTTTGATAGAATCACAACAATTTGCTAAACGCAAATGGGCGCATGTTGCTGTTTCCCGTAAGTTAGACGATGAAAAGCTATATTTATTTTATAACGGTAATGTGATCTCTGATGCTTCAAACGTCTATGCAGTATCAAATCATACCTTTACATCTAATGTTGAAATAGGTACAACATTCAAAGGATATATTGACGAACTTCGTGTATCTGATAAGGCAAGATATACAGCTAATTTTACAACTCCTACAAATAGATTTAGACCAGATGATGATACTGTTATGTTGGTACACTTTGATGGTAAGAACGGAGATACCGTAACTAAAGATGTTCATGCAGAAACTAACGAGTATAACTTTAGCCGTGACATGGGAGAAGTAACTCGTGACGTAGGTGCAGTAGGAGTAAGAGGTGTTTATCCAACTATTCGAAACTCTTATCCTGCTCTTACTTTATCAGGACCGCCCTCTTTCCAGCCATTTCCTTCTGGTGTCAAAGTAGATTATCGCGCGGGGTATGAGTCCAGCGACATCCCTCAAGATCTTCAAATGGCGACTCTTGATATGATTAAAATAGTTTATAAACAAGATCAAGAGAAAAAAGGATTTTCTTTTGAAGGTGAGAGAGGAGAGAACTATTCACTATCTAGTAATTTCCCGCCACATATTCGTCGTATATTAGATTTATATAGAGTGATTCAATAATGATTCAGGATATGACTGGTATGTTTACGAAGATTCAGACTCAATCAAAACTCTTTGTTAACGGTCGTCTAGCACAAACAAAAAAAGGTGTCCTACCGTTTAATCAGGCGAAGAGACTTTATAGCCAACTACAAGGCCTTTCAGGATCAGAAACGGTACCCAAGGAAATTAGATCAAAGTTAGCTACTCTTGGGGCTAAACTTAGTACTAGTGCTTTGGAAGAGCCTCTTATAAAACTATTTGGCGCACGTAAGATTGAGAGTGGTGGTGGCGGTTTCCAAGCAGACTTTAAGATCCAAGATCAAGCCACTGGGAAATTTAAAGAGACTGAGATTAAGAATATTAAAGCTGAAGCATTAGGGTTTGATGAGGTATCAGGTTTTACAGGACTAACACAAGAAACAGTAAGTCCTATTAGTCTTGGAGGAGGTAAAGGCGTTACCATTCGAGCAGGTAGTAAACAATTAATAACAGGTTTTGATCAAGACATTGGGGAGTATAAAAAAGAAGAAATAGATGTAAGCCCGTTCTATAGAGCCTTAGATAGAGCCTACAAAAAAGGAGCAAACCAAGCTGACATTGTAAAGGCTCTTGAAATGAGTGACCCATCAGCACAAGCTTATAAAGCTTCTTTAACCAGTAAAGCAAGCGATATTATAGTTCCTGTTACAGTTAGTAATAGAACAATCGTAAGATCACTTCAATTCACCTATGCAGATATGAAAAAATATGCTCTTGGAGGTAAAGGATCTAAAGGAAAGGGAGGCGGCTTTAAACTAAAACCTGGCAAAGATGGTTCTTATTTATTAAATTTTTCTTTTACCAAGTCTACTGTTATAACTGCATTAAACGACATGAGTAAAGGTATAGCACGAGAATTTAATGAGGGAGTTATAGGTCAAAAATTTGTGGACGCTCTTGCAGTAACAATAGCAGGAATTGATCCTAAAACACTTAACGATATGAGGAAACATCTTGAGAAGGCAGGATTTACTATAGCCTTTGAGTATTTAAGCGGGTCACTTATGGTTGCGTCAGGAGCGTTAATTCGTTCATCACAGAAAAGGCAAAAAAATACTCAACAAAGATATATATCTCAAGTGCAACTATCTAATCTAATTCAAGAACGTTTGGCTCGTACTATGGATCGTGCAGGTACTCCTAATCCTCCTGATCTAAAATATAGATCTGGTCGTTTTGCTTCAACCGTGAGAGCAATTCCAAATTATAGAAAAAGTATTATTACATATTTTCTAAATCCGATTTATACTTCACTTGAGAGTTACGGATATAACCCTGGTAGGCAGGTGGAAGTTGCTACTCGCGAGGTAGTACAGTCCTTATTTAAACAAAGATTCAAGATTTTGCGAGGTAACTAATGTCATCCAGGCGAGGAAATATAGTAGATTTTTTAGTTACTAGCTTAAAGAATATTAATGGTAGTACATCTACCTATAACAATGCTTATACGTACAATAATAATTTATTTGATAATGTTTATCGCAAACTAAAATTTTTAGATGAGGTAAATGACTTTCCAGCACTCTATTATCTGCTGGAACCGAAAATAGAAACTTTAATTCTTTAAGTTTGACGGTAGCAACATTAGACGTTACTATAAGAGCATACGTATATGGAGAAGATAATTCTCAGAGCCTTGCAGATGACATGATACAAGATATAGAACATGTTATCTACTCGTTAGGCGATAATCCTGATAAAGGAATATTAGATATAACTATAGATAGTATTTCGACAGATGAAGGATTAGCTGCTCCTTACGGAATAGCCGAGGTAGAATTAACCGTAGTCTATAGACTAGAAAATTAATAAGGAGAAAATAAGATGGCATCTCTAAACCTACAGAGAAACTCCGAGGTGTTTTTGTCAACCGTTGATTTACTTAACGGTGCTACAGTCACTTCAATGACCCCAACTAACACCTGGAAACTTGAAGTTCTCGCTGGATTTGCGGTAACTTCATCATCTGCGACTCAGGATATTACTTCACTGGAATCAGGAACTAGTCCTGATCGTTCGCAACAAAGATTTAATACAGCTATTAACCCTGTAGACTGGAACTTCCAAGTCTATTTACGTCCTACTGACGTAAACACAGGAGCAGCTGGTAATACAACTACAGCCCTTACTAACGCCACAGGTAACGTAAAACCTGTTGCTGATTGGTTTATGTGGCAATCACTAATTTCAAGCACTAAAGTAGCTGACGGAACTGAAGAAAATTCTGTTTGGGAAACTGGCGGAAAGCTACAGACTAAAACTACTTCAGCTGGCACAGGTTCACACGCGTCAACCTCTAACTTCTCAACTGCTGTTGAGAATCACATGTATTTTAAACTTGATAACGTTATTTATCAGGTATCTAATGCTACTGTCAATGGTGCAACTGTTGATGCGGGTATCGAAGAAATCGCTACTGTAACATGGACAGGCTTTGGTACTACCATGAAAGAACTTACTGGAACTCCGCGTAATAATGCTGTTTCAGTGTTTGGTGGAATCCTAAATTCTGGTGCATCAGTAACCGCTAACTCAAATGTTCATACACTTGACCATACTGCTGTAGCCACAGCATCATATCACCCATTTGGACAAATGAACGTTGCCGGCGCTATTGGAACTAATTCATTCATCAAGAATCGTTTAAGTGCTATTGAGTTCCATCATAAAGCAACCGCATCTGCGTCAGATGAGAAGTTTACCTTCCCAGTCACATCGCTATCATTTGATTACAATAACAATATTACTTACTTGACACCTGAAGAACTTTCAGCCCTAAACGAGCCGATTGGTCAGTTTACAGGAACTCGTGCAGTCACAGGTTCAGCTACTATGTATCTCCGTACCGGAGATCTTGAATCAGCTGGATTCTTACGCAACATTTCAGAAGATTCACGTACTTCTTCTGCACAGACATCAAATGCTAACTTGATTGTCGGAGGAACTACAGCTCCTTATGTTGCTTTCCAACTTGACGCAGTTCAATTTGAATTCCCATCTATCGCTACAGAAGATGTGATTTCTATGACTGTTAACTTCGTTGCTCAAGAAACCACCGCCAATAAAGGTGATGGTGGAGAAGTAACTATCTTTGCTAAGAAAGCTTAGTAACTAATGTTTCTGAGGGGGAACATTAACTTTTTAACCAGAAGAATGCCCACTACTTGCGATTCAAGGTCCCCCCTCACCTTAGAGAAGCAGATCCGTAGTGGGCATTCGTTTATCCTAGAGGGGAAAACATGAGTAAAATTTCAAAACTAATTGCCAAAGAGACAACAGCTTGGGTAGAATTTCCAGACATTGACGGGTTTGAAGTAAATCTTCGCTTTTTATCGCGTGAAGATCTAATGAAAGTTCGTAGTCAAGCTCTTACCTTTAAATTTAATAAGCGTACTCGTCAACGAGAAGAAGAAGTTGATAACGAGCGTTTTCTTGAAGGTTATAGTGAAAAAGCTATTGCAGGATGGAAAGGTCTTAAAGCTAAACATCTTCCGGTTCTTTTACCTGTTGACATTTCTGCAATGGACGCTAACGAAGAAATCGAATATAGTAGTGAAGATGCAATTGAGCTACTAAAAAATTCAACTATTTTTGATCAATTTGTTACCGACTGTATGAATGACTTTGAGCAATTCTCTAAGAAAAAAGCCGAGGACAACTCAAAAAACTAATAGACTACCTTCGCAATAGTTTTTTTGGCGGAGGTATGAGTCAAGATCAGTACATTGATATGTGTGAGCAGATGGGTTGGGAAATTAATGAAGACGATATTCCTAAAGATCCTTCTGTTTTCGCACCTGAAGTTCAACAAGCTCTTCTGTTATTAAACATTCTTCCAGATAAGTGGGAAGGAACAAGTGGGACTTGGTTAGGTAAAGACTACGCAGGTTTAGAAGCTATAATGAATATTTATGAGATTATAGACCGTAGACTTGTGTTTGATTTATTTCAAGTAGGAGAGAGTGAGCTTGGTAAGTTTTATGCTCAAAAGCAAAAAGAAAGAGATTCGCTAGCAAAAGCGGCGCGAGGACGATAAGTGGCTGGTCAAAGAATTAAAAATATTATTGAAACCCAATTCACCGAAAAAGGTGCAAAAAAGGTTGCACAAGGCTCGGATCAAGTTGGTAGAGCCCAGACCCGTCTAGGACAAGCTTCTGCATCTGCAGGTCGTGCTTTTTCTGCACAGGCATCTGGCTTAGGAGGGCTAGTAGCTGCTTATGCCGGTGCTGCTGCTACTGTTTTTGCTATAACAGCTGCTTTTGATGCTTTAAATAAAGCTGCTCGTTCCGAGACAATTATTCAAGGTACTAAAGCGCTTGCTGCTGAAATTGGACAGTCTGGTCCTCGTATCCTTAAAGAAGTAAAGACTATTACTCAGGGACAAATTGAGTTATCAGAAGCTGCTCAAAATATCAACATCGCCCTATCCGCAGGTTTTAATACCGATCAAATTTCTCGCCTAACTAAAGTATCACTCGGAGCATCTCGTGCTCTTGGTCGCAACTTAACAGACGCTCTTCAACGCGTAATTCGTGGTGCAGCAAAGCTTGAACCAGAACTATTAGACGAACTTGGCATTTTTACTCGTATCGACCCTGCTGTAAATGCGTATGCTCAAAAACTTGGAGTAGCAGCAACTACTTTGACAGATTTTGAACGTCGTCAAGCATTTGTTAATGCCGTGATAACAGAGGGTGAACGAAAATTTTCTTCTATTGATACTACTAGCAACTCAACTCAGAAAACTCTCGAACAACTCCAAACACAGATTCAAGAACTAGGTCTTGAGTTTGGTAAGACTATTGCTACCTTCTTAGTTCCTCTAGTAGAATTTTTAAAAAATAACGCGGGTAACGCATTACTTTTATTTGGGGGAATACTTGCTTTAGTTTTTGGTAAATCAACAGAAATTATCGGTAATTTCGCCAAAAACTCTCTTAATAATCTTTCAGACTATGCTAACACTTTAGCGGATTCAGCGGCTAAATCAAAAGGCGCCACTGATGTTTTAATTAAAGGGCAAAAAGACTTAGCCGCTGTGGTACAAAAAAATAAACGTGGACTCGGTGGTGAAGCATCTTTTACACAAGGTTTAACGCGTGACTTATCAAGTTCCGCTGCGGAAGCTAGGCGTAATTTTCTAAGTGGAGCAGATATTGGGCCTAGACAACGTGCTAAAGATATAGATATTTTAACAAGAGCTCAAAATAAACTTACAGCAGCAGGTAGAGGTCAATCAGCTGCTTTTGCCGATGCTGACAAAATAATTAAAACTTATACTGCCGCACAAGCAGGTGCAGGTCTGAAAGCTACTGTACTTACTAAGGTTTCAGTCGGCTTACAGACCGCAATACGTGGTGTAGGGATAGCTGCAGCATTTGCAGGCAAAGCGTTAAATGTTTTATTTCTAGCTGTTAGCGCTGCTCAATTAATTGGGACATTGTTTGATGTAGATTTAATAGGTATGGTCACAGATTTCTTCAAAGATTTGTCTCAAAAAACAAAAGATTTAAGTAATGGATTCCTTGGGTTGACTGTTGCGGCTGTGGGCGGTGGGTCTGCCCTTACTGATACAATTAAAAGAATTACTGATGATGAAAAGGTTCTTGGAAAAATACCTGATATGATTAGGGATATTAATGAATCTTTACAATCTTCTGTCAATCCACAAAGAGCTAGATTAGGTGCACGTTCTCCAGGAGATGACGAATTAACTATAATCGAGGCATTGAAGAAACGAGAATTGCAAGAGAAAGCTTTGAGAAAAGCTAGAAAGAATAACCATGCAGATGATATTGTAGAGGCAAAAGTTCAGATAGCTTTAATAGACGCAATCATAGCTTCGACTCGTAAATTTGGGGTTGAAAACGCTCGGCTAGCTGGTCAATTACAAAGAAATACTGGACTTGCTGGAGAGGCTGTAGCAAAAACTTTTAAAGAGGGAGCTCTTGGAGTTCAGAGACTTGGAGACAAGCTAATAATTGCTGGCAACGAAATATCAAAGGTAGATGGGCAGTTTACTATGGCTGCTTTACCTGAGAAAGCTCAAGAAGCTGTCGAGGCACAAACTATCTTTAATGAAACTTTAGATACTACTAATAAAGCTTTTGCTGCTGGCGCTCTAAACTCTGATAAATTATCTGCTAAAATAGCAGGTTTAAGTGCTCAGTTGATAAAAATTAAAGAAGGAGAAGGCTCTTTTGGGATTAGTCCGGGGCCTGGTGCGACAGGCACCGCTGAGGCAGAAAAAGAGCTTAAAATTTTAAGGGCGCAGCAAATAGAGTTAAAAGCTATTGAGAGTACTT